CCGGCTCGAGCAGATGCCCGAAGCGACGCCAGCCCACGGTCAGCGCGGACGACGCCAGCCAATCCCGCTCAATGGGCGCCTCGTCCGTTTCGAGCGCCAGTCCCGACTGGTCGCCGAACACGCCACCCGCGGGGCGGCAGTGGTCGTACGCGCGCTTGTAGCAGCGCAGAAACAGCACGTCACCGTCGTTGAAGCTGCGCGACCCAGTGTTGAAGTAGAAGTCGCCGCCGTCCCGCTCGACCTGGCCGTACACGATGTTGTCGAACGGGTCGTCGAGGTTGCGATCGGAGCCCTGCGGCAACATGCCGGCCTGGCGGACGTGGTTCGCGTCCTGGATCCACGGCGCGACCACCGCCAGACTGTGGCGCGTGGCGCCTGGTGTCGGGAGACACACGATCTCGACCACCATCCAGCACTGCTTGAGCCCGTCGTTGATCAACTGGTGCAGCGTCGGCACGTCGAACGGACCCAGGATCTCGAAGCGTTCGCCCAACCCGCTCAGCCCCAGGTTTTCCAGGTCCTCGTAGAACATCAACTCGAGCCCGGCGTACTGGAATGCCTCGAGGTAGTCGTACGTCGAGCCGCCCGGTGGCGCGATGGGCGGCATGGACCACACCAGGTCGGGCGTGATGGTGCCCGTGGGTGGGTCGTACGTCATCACATAGCGGTGCTTGTCGTGCTCCTGCACCGCGTCGGGACGATAGAGCGGGCGCTGGGTATAGAGGTCGTTCTGCTGGATCCCGGACCTGATCGGGTAGTTCGAGCACACGAGCAGGGTCGTGCTCGAGCCGCTGGTTGCGCGCACGTTGTACGCCTCAGGTCCGATGTACTCGCCAGACTCCACGGCCACACTGCGGCGATATTCCGCGAGGGTCGGCATCAGGGAGCTACCTCGAAGTGATCGGTGACCCACAGCACCGGCTTGCTGCCACTGGCCAGGAACTGGCTGCCCGACCAGTACGACAGCGGCGAGGCTGTGCCCATCTCGAACGCGGTGCTCGACCAGCGTGCCGCGTTGGCAGCAACTGCCGACGCGACATAGTCGACCATCATGGCGATGCTGCCCAGCTGCTTTGTCGTGGTCGGCACCAGGTCGACCTTGACGTCGAGTCCGCCAAACTGGACGCCCTGCGGCCAAGTGTAGTCGACGGTGATCCCCAGTGCGTCCGCTTGCCGCTCGCCAACGAGCGGCGGCATGACATCGACGATCAGTCCCTGGCCCGCGACGCGCCGATCGACCTGGGCATTCAGGTCGACATTCAGACCTTCGCCACCAACCTGACGGTCGGTCACCGTACTGTTGCTCCGGCCTCAGCCGCGTTCACCGCCGCGGCAGTCCAGGCTGCGCCAGTGTTCGGGTCGGTCTCCCAACGACCCAGCACGTACCCAGAAGCGGTGCTCAGACCAATCGTGCCCGATTCGTTGGTGGTAGCGCCGCTGCGGATCGTGGGCGCGATGCTGCCGCCACCCGCGTCACTGTTCTGCGCCAGCATGATTGCTTCCACCACGTTGATGCTCTGCACCGCGACGGCGAGGTCCTGAAGCGTGTACAGGTCGCGGTTGCCTACCGTGGGCGAGCCGACGTACTGTGCCATTGACGGCGGAAGCTCACTCACCTGAGAGTAGTTCGCGCCGGTATCGGTGCCACCACGCACCCACTGCGTGGAGCTGCCGGCACCGTTTGGTGAGAGCAGCACTACGCGCCCGTCGCCGGCACGGCCGTTGTTGAGCGTGCCGGCGGTGTCGTTGACCGCAATGTCGTCGTAGGCCAGGTACGCACCAGTTGCAGACGCGACCGAGCTTGTTAGACCGAGTTGCAGAGTCTGCACATTGATGGTCGTTGTGCCGGTGTTGTCGCCGCTGAAGTTAATGACCCTGTTCCCGTCGAGCCAGATCTCTGTGACGCCCACCGTAGCTGAGGTCATCTGCTGCCGCCACTCGAGGACATGCCAACCACCGGGGGGAAACGAAGTGGTAGCAGCCGCCAGAAACGTTCCCAGCCCGCGGTAGACGCGGAGCAATCCGTCGGTCACCGTATACGTCAACGTCGCCTGATTCGTCCCGGTGGCATCGTTCAGGATCGCGATCTGGCACTCGTTCGTCATGATCCCGGCGTTGATGTAAAAAGCGAACCGGATCCAGACCTCCGCCTTTGCGGAGAAGGCAAGCGTTTTGTAAGCCCCCGCGAAGCTCGAAGACGTCGTGGCAATCTTGAGGCAGTAATTGCCGGCACGCGGCACGGGAGCCGTATTCACGACGGTAATCGTGGTGTTCGAGCCAAGCGTGTTCGTACCAGCTTCGTTCACGTCGCCCGTCTCGTAGCCGCAAGTGAAGAGTCTGCTCATGGAGAGGGCGGCGGTGGACCGCTGGGGTCCAGGATTGCCATGATGCGCTGCACGTACGTACGCAATTGGACATCTACCCCGCTCGCTGGTCCCGCCGGCCCTTGTGGACCTGGGGCACCCTGGATACCTTGCGGTCCGGGCGGTCCGGGCTCACCCTGTGGACCCTGTGGACCTGTCCACGGCGCGGGCGGACTGGGTTCGAGCGGCGGCGGCGTCGGCTGCAGCGGCGGGATCGTACTCGGCGGAACCAGGACTGGCACGTAGGGCGGCGGCGTGCTCGAAATCGGCAGCAGCGGCGGAGCACCAGGCATCAGCAATTACCCCCCGTACGTCAGGTCTTCGATCGAGTTCGGGATGACCTTCGCCTCGAGTGCCGTCACACGCGCCGCAAGGGCGTTGAACTCGGCCGCGGTGGGGTGCACATCGGCTCCCAGCTTTGCCGTCGTCACCGCACCATTGGCAATGTCTATCGTCTGGATCGTGCCATCGGCAATCTTGGCCGACGTGATCGAGCCGTCGGCGACCGTCAACGTTTGCCAGTCGTCCGGCAGCGTCACCGTCACCAGCGCGCCGGTGGCGAGCCGGCGCCGCACGACCAGGCGTCCGTTGTGCGCCCACGTCCCGTCGGTCTGACGATCCCGAGAAACGACGAAGGTATCAGTCACTCAGGCATCGACCACCTTCGCACCAGCGCGCTTGATCACGATGGACGCGTGCACCCCGCCCTGCGACTCACGGTTATCTCTGGCCACGACCGCCGCCTCGATGTCCTTGTACGCGCGGGCATAGGCCTGCTCGCTCGAGATGCCCAGCTCACGCATCCCGTCTTTCTGGCTCATGCCCAGGAAGCGCGCACCGTCAATAACATCGGGCGTGCGCTCGTCACTCGGCATCGGGTTTGTCCTCGGGTTCGGGCTCGGGAATCTCGTCGCCCTCGTCCTCTGGCTCCGCTGGGGGATTCGGGTCCGGAATCTGGCGCATAACAGGGCTCCTACGAAGTGGTGAACGTGCGGTCGGTGGTGTAGGTGGTGAGGCCGTTCGAGGTCGCGCGGATGCGATAGTGATAGAGCGTGGCCGTTGTCAGGCCCGTGAGCGGCTTGGTCATCGGGCCCGAGCCGCCGCCCTCGACGTTCACCAAGCCATACGCCAGCGTCAGCCCGTACTCGACCTGGTTGGTGCCCGCCGGCTGCACGGTGTAGTTGATCGTCGCGCCAGTGGTGGTGATACCCGTCACCGAGATAGCGCTGATCGTTGGCGCCGGCGCGCTTCCGACCGACGCCGTGCTCCCGCCGGGCGGCACGGCCGCGCTCGCGTTCGTCGGCCAACCCGCCGGACCGGGCGGTGCCTGGCCCGTCTCGTTGCCGCGCCAATCAATGGGGCTGTGAGTCCACAAGCCCCCAGCAGCTCCTATTTGCGCGGCAATCATCCCACTAATATCCCCAGGCATTGGCCGTCCTCCAATCGGACCTTATAATGTCCACGTGGAAACGTGGCGCGTGTGCGGACAGGCTCCCGATTACGAAGTGTCGGATCTCGGCAACGTTCGTCGCGCCACCCCAGGCAAGCGCACGTTTCCCGGTCGCCCAGTCCGCCCTGCTACGAACGGACGGTATCTGACAATTAGTCTGATGCAGAACGGGCGGCTCCGAGTATTCGCCGTGGCGCCGCTGATCGCCGAAGCGTTCTTGCCACCTCGGCCAACCGCGCGCCACACCGTCAACCATCTGAACGGCATCCGAACGGACAATCGCGTTGTGAATCTCGAATGGGCCACGATGAGCGAACAGATGCACCACGCCTACAAGATTGGATTGCAGAAACCGCTGCACGTTCCGCAACTGGGGACCACCAACGGGCGAGCACGGTTGACTGAGTCCGCCGTCCGCGCTATCCGCGCGGCTTCGCCCGACACCAGTGATGCGCAGCTGGCTGCCCAATACGGCGTGTCGTCCGGTACCGTGTGGTTCGCGCGGACAGGTAGAACGTGGACTCACGTCAAGTAACTCAGGTCTTCTCCGCGGTCGCCTTCGGTGTCGCCTTGGGTGTCTCAGCCTTCGCCGGCTCCTTCGCCGCCTGCTCGGCCAGGTGCGCCACCAGGTCGGGGATCTTCTCCGCCGAGCCGGCGGTGTAGCCCTTGCGCTCGTACGTCTCCGAGTTGCTGAGCGGCGCGATGAACGTGGAGCCGTCGGGCTTCGTCCACGTCACGTACATGTTCGGATCAACCTGCGCGTGCGGCCCCTCGGTCGCACTCTTGGCATCGTTCGGCTTGAGCTCGAGCACCTCGGGCGGGCTCGCCGCCGCCGGGTGTTGCTTCAGTTCTTCTTCGACCGCCGCCGCTTCGCTCATACCGTCCCCCTGCGCGCCCTGCGCGCCTGTTCCATCGGGTCGTACCCCTGGCCCTGGACCATCTTGGCCTGCACGGCTTCCATCGTCGTGGTCGCGCTCGTCTCGACACCCGACAACAGTGCCGCATCCCTGGCATCCTCGCGCGCCTGGGCACGTTTCGGCAGGATCACCCGGATGTCTTTGCCGGTCTCGCGCTTGATGTCGGCCAGGTACTCGCGCACCTCTTCGACCGTGTAGTCGTCGAAGGTGTCCTCGAGGTTCAGGTCGCGGTAGCGTTCGCCAGCACGCCGAATCGCGGTGATCAGCGCCGCCTTCTCGCGCTGCGCCTTCAGGATCTTCGGGTATTCGACATCCTGGTACTGGCGGACTTCGCTGTGACCGTCACGGCCAAGCGCGTCGGACAGCATCTTGTAGCCCTTGTCCTGGTAGTACGCGCGGTTCTGCGGATCGCCCTGCAACGAGACGACCGAGCCGTCAGGCTTCAGGAACAGACGCTGCGGGTAGTTGTAGTTCTGGCCATGCCGCGGTTGCGACGCGGCCGGCGGGGTCTGCTCGAGCAGTTTGTCGAGAAACGAATTTCCCGTCATCGCTTCCGTCGTCACGGTTAGCTCGCTCCGTTGACCAGCACGCCAAAGTTGTCCCTGAGCTCCTGGTGGCCGTAGATCACTTCGACCGCCAGCTTCCAGGTGAACGTGTCTATATCGTAAAAAATATGTGTCTTCGGGGTGCGCTGGACCACCAGCGCGAGCGCGTCGCGATGGAAAATGGCGTTGTTGGCCTGACCGCCGGCGGGCTTCACCAAATTAGTCGTGACGGCCAACGTGAGGCCGTACATATCCCCAAGTAGGCCCGACCGCGTCGGGTACTGGTTGGTGCCGATGTACAGCGCGTTCGACCATCGATCGAGTGCCAGCTTGGCGACCTTCTCCGCCGGCGACATGATGAAAAACCGGTCGTCCTGCGGCACGTCGGCGTCATCGAGCAGCTTGACTGCCGCAAGCA